GGGTAATAGATTCCTTAGCCACCCCCCTATTAGACGAGCGGAAACAGGCCGAGAAAGCCTTTAGGAGGTTCGGACGACCATTCGGGCAAGCCGAGAGGCCTACCCGCCTAGAAATCAATCCTAGGAGGCAAAGGGAAGGGGACCTATCAAACGAACTAGGCTTAGTCATTAGGTCGCGAAGCCTCGGAAGCCTTATCGGGTTTGCGGGAGCCGACTAACTTAGCGCGACCGGCGGGGCCGTGGTAGGTGTCCAGGGGTAGGTCGAGGAACTCCCTAACCTCTCGGACCTTCTTACTGACTGCGGCCTGGGATAGGGAGAACTTGCGGGCAAGGTCGACGGCCTTAGTCCGCTTGGTATCGGGAAGGCCTATTGCAATTCGAACGATCGCGACGCGGAACTCGGTCGGGGTTGTAGCATCGTGCGGGGTAAGGTCGAACGCGCTAACGATTCGGTTAGCGAGTCGAAGGAAGTCGTTTCGGGAGAAGATTGGGAGGTCGTCGCCGTCGCCGAATCCGTCGGGGTCGGGCCGTTCGTCGGGGGCGGCGTTAGTGTCGACCTGGGAAGAGTCGCGACCGTCTAACTTTTCGTTAGTGAGGGAGAAGGTTCGACCGCCGTTTGACTTAGTAGAAAGGCAAGGGTCGACCGCGAAAGGTTCGTCGGGGTCGAACCCCTGGGCGATAAAGGACCGGCGCGTTTCCTCTGGTAGGCTATCGAAATAGACTCGAAACTGATTTCGGAGGTCGCGGCCTTTGCTCATTTCTTAGGCGGCTTGGCCCAGTCGGGCGGGATTATAGGCGGGGTAACAATAGCGCAACCGAACGAAACTAAGACAATCGGACGGCCTTTAGCCTTATAGCGTCGGTCGGCCTCTAGGTCGTCGAGTTGGGAAAGTAGTTTAACGCGGTCGCCGTTTCCTAGGATCGCGAGAACCGCGTCGACATTATAAACCGCGTTTCCGCTTGGTTCGGTAACGCCGGCGAACGCGCGGTCGAACTTGTCGGGCAATAGATCGGCGCGGGAGAACGCGTCTAGAGGGGAAGCGGCGGGGGAAGTCATTAGGCCGACGATAGCGGGACCGGTAGCCTTTGCGGGTTTCTTAGCCATTTCGGACGGCGGAAGCGAGTTGAGGGAACTGGGCGAGGATTGCCGGCGAAAGGTTTAGGTTCGGGGGTAGATAGAGAATGTCCTCTAAAAGAATAATCTTTCGGTTAATCCAATAGACGCGGGAAAGAACATCGGTCGAACGGATTAGGTCGAAGTTAGCGACAAAGTTTCGCGCGCCTTTGTATTGCAGGAAGCCGGCGGCGGAAATCTTAGCAAGGTGAAGGTGAACCGAGTTAGTCGAAGCCAGGTTAAAAGCGTCCATAATCTCGCGATAGGAAGGCCAAAGGGAATTAATCCGACGATAGATAAGAACCCAAGCGACGATTTCGGCTTGTCGGTCGGAGATCTGGGAAGCGGGCCGGCGAGGTCGACCGCTAGGCTTAACAATTTCCTGCGCGGCTTTAGCCTGGGCGGGAGTTAGTTCCGTATAGGGGACGGCTAGGGTTTTGTCCTTAAAGGGGTTAATCTTCATTTATTCGGGTTAAAAGGGTTTGAGGCTTTGTCGCGGGCTTCGGTGTAATCTTCTACCGCGTCCGCGATCTCGTCGGCGGAGACGCGCTTTAGGTGGCGGAGACAATACCAAAGGCCGTCGCCCCCTTCGCGGAGGCCGGCTAACTTATGCTCTAGGTCGGCGACCTTAGCGATAAGCAAGGCGGCTTCGGCGTTAGCCTTTTGAGCGTCGGACCAATCGCGGCGGTCGCTCATTTCTTTTTTCCTCCAAAGGCTCCCTTGGTCTTAGCCTTGCGCGCGCCGCGATCCTTGCGGGCTTGGGCGTTGACCGTCCAAACAATCGCGTTAAGCGTTCCGGGAGGGTGAGGGTTTAACTTAGTTTTCACGGCTTCGCGCCTTTCGAGTTTAGCCAAACCAAAGAATAAGCATTTTTTCCGGCAGTCTCTAGGGTCGTGCAGTTGCCCAGGTAATCCCTCGCTTCGTTAATTACGGATTGGAGCCGCTCGACCTCGGCCTTGAGGCGGGCGACTTGCTCAAGTTCATCATTAAGTTGTCTGCCCATAAGTTGCGTGTTCTTTTCCCATTTCTCGACCTCGGCATCAAGGCGGGCGTTCTCTCGTTTAAGAGTCTCGATTTCGAGTTGTTCGCTCACGGTTAAAACCTTTCGAGGTTAACTAGCGCGGTGTAAATGTCGCGGACCGCGCCCAGGCCTCCGCTTACCTGGTAAGTTTGCCGAATGAAGTCGGCGAGTTTGCGGAAGTCCGCGAGGCTAGACGCGTTAAGGCTATTCTCGTCGCGTAGCCGGCTAAGTTCGTCGCGGAGTTGGCGGTTTTCTTTATGCAAATCGGCGGCGAGACGCGCGAGGCCGGCAAGATCGGCGTAAGCGCGCGCGCGGACGGCCTCCGTAATCTCTCCGATTGCGTGTTCCTTTTCGAGGTCGCTCATTTGTTAGCCGTGTCCGCGGAGTCGATTAGGTCGAGCAACTGGTTTTTGAGTCCATAAACGCGCTTGTAGGCGGAAGGCTTGCCGCCGAGTTCGGACTTATCAATCGGGCGAAGTTCGACGACGAACTTAGCGTCGCGGTTTCCAATCGTTTCGGGGGACTTAGGGACGGCGGGTTCGGAGGTAAAGCCGACGACGATATAAAACCGACCATAGGCCTTAAAGAACCGCCCGACGGCCTGGGCGAACTGTTGAGAATAAACCGAGTCGAAGATCGCGGTTCGGGTAATCGTTGCGGGTTTGACGGTAGCCAGGTTAACCGGCTTTGCTTGTTTGCTCATTTGTGGGGGTTGGGTTGGAGATTAGAAGGGAACGCCGTCGGAGTCGGGCGAGGGTTCGCCGGCGGGCGAGGAGGGCGAACGACCGAAGGCGAGGTCCAGAGAGTCGCGCAAGGCCTGGTCGGATTCCGAAATGCGGCCTTTGTAAGGCTTCGGAATATAGTTCTCGAAATACCAGAAAAGGGAAAGCGGGGTTAGATCGCGGAGCCGTTGGCCTTTGTTCTTACCGAAGGGAATAACCGCGTCGAGGTGCGGGCCGTCGACGATAGGGGGGACTTCGGGGCGTGTTCCGCTAGCCTGGGCGGGCCGTGGGGCGGCTTGGGCGGCGGGAGCCGAGTAAGTAGTCGGGCGGGCGGTTGCAAAGGTCCTAGGGGCAACGGCGGAGGCCTCTTCGCCGTCGTCGTCCCTCTCTCCGACTAAGCCTAGGCAAGCCGCGAGGCCGTAGCGTCTCAAATAAGTTGTCGCCGAGGCCGCGTTCTGAGCGGTAGGGGGGACGGCTTCGGGTTCGCCGCTTTGCTTATTAATGCGCGTCGTCGCGTGAAGGAGGACCGAACATTCGTTCGAGATCCATTCGCCGGAAGAGTGAAGTAAAACGGTTTCGATTCCTACCTGGTCGGGACCTGGGGAGGTCGGGAACTGGACGACGACCAGGCCGAACGGCGCAAGGGAGGCTTTCGTCGCCGCGATATGGGCGGCAAGCGACGCGTAGCCGGAGCCGTCGGGATTCTTAGCCGTCTTAAAGGTCGGGTTAACCGAATCGAAGGCGGGGTTTGCTAGGGTTGGCAAAGCCTGGACTAAAGCCGAGGCTAGGTTCGCGATAGAGGGCGAGGTTTTCATTTGTGGGCGGGTTGGGTTAGAGTGAAAGTTTCAAGGGGTGTCGTCGCCTCGGCAAGGGCGTAAACTGTTATTCAGAATAAATCTTCCGACAGTTATTTCCGAAACCTTAGCGTTAAAAGTTTCGTTAAGGCGGTCGCGAATAACCCTATTCGTCAACCCCTGGGCGACGAGCGGTTCGACGACCGCAAACCAGTTTGCCTTTTCATAACGGAAAACGGTTCGTCCGTTAGTGTTGCGCCAGGTAATCTTTAAGCGGCGGATCCAATGGCGGACGGAGTGTTCGGGATAACCGAGACGGCCCGCGGCTTCGGCGACTTGTAGGCCGATGCGGTTAGCCTCTTCGAGAATCGGTTTTGCCATTTCGAGACGCGCCTTAGCGAAGATATTTCCGCCGGGGAGGTCGGACTTAGCCAAGCGCGCGGCGGTCGCGGTCAAGTTAGCAAGATAGGTTAGGTCGATCGGACTAACTCCGAGTTCCTGGGCGATAGCCTTAGCGGATTCTCCTTTGCGGAGTCCCGCGTCGATAGCGGCGAGGAGTTCTTTTCGGTTGTTGCGGTAGCGTTTAGGGCAAACCGCGGAGCGTTTAGTTTTCATTTGTGGGGGTCGGGTTGGGTGGGGAGGGAATTAGCGAAGGGCGGCAGTAAGCCGGTTATAGCCGCGGACCTTATAGGCGGGGGCTAAGGCTAGCCGGTGACTTATCTTAGCGGCTCCGGTAGGGCCAAGGGTCCAGGCTAGCCAAAGCGAGGCCGAGTTAACGACGACGCGCCGGCGGCGGAGGTCGGCTTCGATAAAGTCGAAATAGGTTCGGGCATAGATCCGAGAAATAGCGGGGTCGAAGGCCGCGGAGAAGGGGAAGGTTTCGAACCCTTGCGCGCGGCGAAGGCGGGAGGTTTGTTCCCAGGCTATCGGGGTAAACTGGAAAAGGCCGCGATCGCCGGCGGAGCCGACGGCCTGGGGGTCGCCGCGGGATTCGGCGACGGCGATAGCGTCGAGGAACCGTTCGGAGACGGCTAACGCGGGCGAGGCCGAGAAAGCGACTAGGGCGAGAATGAGAAGAGGTTTCATTTTTGGCGGGCCATTTCGTTTAGGACCTTATCCAGGAACCAGGAGCGGGTTAGGAGAATATGCCGGCAACGCGCGCGATCGGTAGGGCCGACGGTCTTAGCGACTGATTCCTTTCGGAGTCGGAAATCTTCGCACGAGCAAAAGCCGTTAGCACCTAGCGCGCCGAGGTCGACGAGATGGACTTCCCCAGGTCGCGACGAACTCGGAACGGTGAAGCGGAGCGGCGCGTCGTATTGTTTCGGTATAACCTTTCGCTCCGGCTTCGGGACGGAGTTAAGGAAATCGTCGTCGGGGTCGTCGAAACTCATTTCTGATTAACCAGGCTAACGGAGCGGAAGAACTCGCGGAGGCGGGCGACTAGGGCCGCGGCAAGTTCGGGGTTCGGGTTGTCCTTAGACGCGCTCGAAAGCCTTTCCTCTAGGACTGATCCGATTAGGTTCGTCGTTAATATCGTCGGTCGGCGGTTTGAAGTCCGCTCGTCGATAAGGGCGAAAAAGTCGGAAGCGAACCGTTCGGAAATCTTCCCGCCGTTGCCTAGGTCGTCAAACACTAGGAACGGAGCCGAAACCAGTTCGTCCAGGTAGTCCGAATGTCGGCGATCGCGGAAGGCCTTTTCGACTTGGCCCGCAAATCCGCGCATCGTTAGGAATGTCGGCGGGAGGCCGTAGACTTCGACGAACTTCTTAGCGATAAGGAAGGCCGCGCGGGTTTTACCGGTCCGGGTTTCGCCGAAGAGAATAACGGACTGCCGCGAGCGGGGATCGTAGCCGTCGACTAGGCCTCGGAGTTTATCGCAAAGCCTAGCGGGGTCGGTTTCCCTAATCACTTCGGGGAAGGAGTCGAGATAGCCGGCTAACTTCACGGCCTTAGCCGCGTTCGCTTTAATCTGGGACTCGGACTTTTCCTCGGCCTCCCGCATAGCGTAGGCGCAAGGGTTGCAAACGCCGCGGGGGTGAAGCGCGGTCGTCGGGCTGTCGCATTTAGGGCATTGAAGCATTAGAAACCCCCTTCGTAATCTTCACGAGTTAACCGCGCTCGCGCGGCCTTCGCTGACCGACCCGACCGAGGGGGAGGGGTAGGGGTAGGGTTAGGTTTTATCATCTCGTTATATCTGGCGGACATTTTTGTCCGGGGGGGGAGGACATTTTTGTCCGGGGGGGAGGGTCGGAAGTCGTCGATAGAAACCGCGATATTTAGCCGGCGGTTAACAAGCGCGTCGGAGGTCGCCGTCCGAATCTTTCGGCGATCGCCTTTAACGCGGACCAGGTAGCCGAGACGCTCCAAGATTTGGAGTTCGCGGCGGACCGTCCGAGGATCGCGGGAGACGATGCGGGCGAGGTAGGCATTTGAGCCGAAACAACCGCGTTGAGATTGGGCGAGGCAGTCGACGATTCCGAAGATAATTTTAGCCGTATTGGTTAGGCTAATATTTTCCAACAGTTCGCGAGGGATCCAAACGCCGGAAAACTCCGGCGGGATAGGGCGGGGTTCGGTTCCCATTATTCCAGGGGTTCGGAGCGGTTAGCGGCCTGGGCAAGTCCCATTCGGTAGGCGACGCGGCAAGTCAGTTCCAGGTCCTTCCGAAGGTAGGCGATAGCCGCTTCGGGGTTGCTAGCAAGGTCGGAAGCAAAGTCCGCTCCGGAGCCGGACTTGCCTTCGCCGGTGAGCGCGCGGGCCACCGTGTCGAGATTGGAGCGACCAGAGTTTCGGCCTAGAATCCAAAGGTCGCGGAGGTCGTAGAAGGCCGAGGACCAGTTCGGGAACCGTCCGCGGAGTTCGAAAACGGCGGGAGGAACACTAACCGAGTTAACCCAGGAACGCGCGACTAGGAACGGCAAGTCAAACTCGCGAGAGTTGAAGCCGACGAATAGGGTTCGGTCGGTCTTACCGGTGAGGGAGTCCGAGACGATGCGCCAAAAGGAATTGAGGACTTCGCGTTCGTCGCCGGTGAGGGCGTAGAAGTCGCAAGCCTTGCCGTCGTCGCCGATGTAGGCTAGGCCGATCGCGAGGACCTTCCCAGATTCGGGAGCAAGGGCGGCGTTCGAAACAAAGGTCGAACGGTGCGAGGCTTCGGCCTGGGTAATCTTCGCCGCGATCAAAGCGGGGTCCTTCATATTCCCGACCTTAACCTCGGAGGGGTCGAAGGGCGGGATTAGCGACTCGATACCGTCGGCGGGGCCGGTTTCGATATCGAAGGCGAGGAACTGGGGTCGGTAGTTTGTGGGGGCTGGTTTCATTTGTGGGCGGTTTTGGGTTAGGGAGAGGGGGAAGGCCTAGGCCGACTTGCCGGCGGCGGTTGTAGCCTCGGCTAGGCGGTTAGGAAAGGGGTCGAGTCCGCGGTCGGAGACGCGGTTTACCCCTTGGTTAATCAGAATCCGAATTGCGTCGGTTCGGGAGACGCGGAGGGAACGCGAGAGTTCCCAAACGGCTTGGGCGATTTCGGAGTCGAGGCGAACGGTAATCGCGAACGGCTTAACTTCGGGGGTTGCGGGAGGGAGTTGGGCTTTTGGCATAGGGAAAAGTTAGGAGTGAAGGTCGATAATAAACCCGCGCGTCGGCGCGAGGAGTCGCGGAGCGTAGGACTTAAAGTCGCGGGAAAGGGAAAGGTCGCGGGCCGCCGAGTCGATTGCGTCGCCGATCGCCTGGTCGACGCAAGCCGGCAGGACTTGCAAGCCTGGGAAGGCTAGGGGTTCCGAGGCCGGCGCGAGATAGGGGATACCGAGGGAAAGGTCGAAGGTTCGACCGTCGAACTTGTTATCGGGGGCGAGGTGCTTTCCGACGCGCTCGATAGCGGCGACGGTTCGGCGGGCGGAAATCGAGCGCATAACCGAAAGGAGGGAATCTTCGGTTTCGCCGTCGTTATACCGGGAGAAAACAAGCGCGTCGTTTAGGTCGTCGATAGCCTTATCGGTTAGGTCGATTGCCTCGGCTAAGTGGCGGGCGATTCGCGCGCCGTGTTTGTTAGCCTCTTCGGAAGGAATGTCGAACCGCTCGACGACGCGGAAGCCGTCCCAGTCGTTAAGGAAACCGTTTCGCTTCGTCCAATAGGGAAGGGAAGAGGAGGCCTTGAGCGCGGAGGAGAGTTCGGTTTCAACCCAGGACTCCGCGATCGTGGCGGAGAGGGGTTCGGGCCTTGCGATAGACGGAGCAAGGCAAACGATTATTTGCGTTTTCATTTGTGGGGTCGGCGGGTTATTCCGACCGCGTTAGACTCGCCGCGGTTGCGCGGATTTCAAGCCTAGGATTCGAAGAGTTTAATTTAACGACGGTCAAATGAGCGACGCGCTGATCGGCAGGAATCACCGAACATTCCGCGAGGAGGTCGATAATAGCCTTAGCCAGGTTGTCCGCGTCGGGCTTCGTCGTCCGGTAGGCTTCGCCGGCGGCGGCGGCCTTAGAGGTTCCCGCGGGCCAAGGGTAAGCGACGACTAGGTTAAGCGAGACGGCCTTCGCTTGCCGGACTTCAAAAGCGGCTTGCGTAAGCGAAGCGACGCGGAGCCGGTGTTCGACTTGCCGGAGAAAGCGGGACCAGTCCGCGGGGATCTTCTTATAAAACCGCGGGCCGCGTTTCGTCATAGCCGCGCGGGTTCGCGATTGGCTAGTCGACCGCGGCGGGGTGCAAGGGATATTTAGGCAGAGCATTAGTTAAGGACCCAGGCTAGGGAGTGTCCGAGGATTGCGGGGGCTTGGTCGTCGACCGTTAGGGATAGAAACCGCCCAGGATTATTTTCGTCGTCGATCCAGGAAACGCCGTCGAGGACTTCGCCGGTTAGCGTGTCGAGAACGATAGGCCTAGCGACGGCGCGCCAGAACTCGCGCAAAGCCTCCGCCGATTTAAACACCGGTTCAAGGTCGGTCGTCGGGTTAGCCTGGAACGCTAGCAAGGTCGTTGCCGCGTCGCGGGTTCGGCGAGACATTTTCGACTGATAGAATCGGGCGACGGTGTAGGCCGCGACCGGCTTAACTGGGACTAGGGTTGGCATCGGTTAGAACTTAGGGTTATCGATAATCTCGAAGAGGGAAGGGCCGGAGCCTAGCGCGTAGATCGCGAAGGCGAGGCCGGCGGCGAGGAGAAGGAAGAGAAGGGTTCGCATCGGTCCAGGCTTAGGAGTTAAGAACGGCGTTAATCCGTTCGGCTTCGTTAGCGGTAGCGCGGCGAGGCTTTACCGGCTTGCCGCTTTGGACGATTGCGCCGGCGCGGTTAACTAGGATTTCGGAGAGGAGGCAAACGGAGCGGACCTTTTCCCAGTTGTTCTTTGCGCGGAGGTCCTCGGCGTAGGCCGCGCCTAGGTCGACGAGGAACTGCGTCGGGAGTTCGGAGCCGGCGGGAAAGGCCTCGATCTCGTCGCGGAGCGCGCGGAGGTTAACTTCGGCGAGGTCGAAGCGGGTTCGGGCTTCGGTTCGCTTTGCCTTTAATGCGGCTAAGTTTTCGTCGGTGATTTTCATTTGAGCGGGTAGGGTTGGGTTCGGTTTCGGGTTGGGTTAGGAAATCAGTTCGGCGGCAATCTCGTCGGAAGCCGTGTTGCCGTGTTCGAAGTTGGAGCCGAGGCCGAGGCTAGACTCGAAAGCCATTTCGAGAGAGTCGCGGACGGACTCGGTAAGGACAGCGCGGGCGGCTTCGACCTGGGCGGCGGTAACGCGACCGGCTTTCTCGGCTTTGCGATACTTGGCCCAGGTAGCCTTTGCCTTCTTAACCTGGCGAAGCGCGGCGGCTACGCGGTTAAGATCGGCGAGGATTGTTTTGTTTTGTTCGGTTTTCATTTGTGGATCGGGTTTAGCGGATTGGGTTAGTTGGAACGAATAAGAACCTAGAGGAACCTTGCGGGGTGTAAAGGGTAAAAGAGAAGTTTCTTTCTACCCCCTTATTCCTTCGGGAATAGGGCGATTTGACGATCCATAAGGGCGCGCGAAATAACCGCGTTCTCTTTACGGACTCGGATTCCAAGGGGGACGGAGCCGGTAATCCCTTGGTAATTCGCAACTAGGCGAAAGACCGAGGCCGAGTTCCGATAAACCGCGTCGCGGTTAGCCTGGGCATCGGAGAGGTTGTTTGCGATTCGACGAGAGGTTCGGAACCAGGCGACAATTTCGGCGGAGAGTTCGGGCTTATCCATCGTCGCAACTGCGGCGAGGTATTCGGCGTAAGACTTAGCGGGGCGGAGTTTCATTTAAGAGGGTAGGGTTAGGGTTTACTTAGTGATTAGAACGAACTCGGAGGGGAACCGTTTAGCGCAATCGGAACCGACCGGCGAATAACCGAGGTCGCAATTTTCCGAGATTTTAAGCGCGGTCGGGATAAAGCAATTAGAGTTAGAAACGCGGACCCAGTATTCGACCGCGCTAGGCTTCATCTTACGACCGCAACAAATGCAACGCTCGTCGGCCCAGGCGTTGCTATTCATCATTTGGATCGCGGCGGTTTCAATGCCGTCGAGTTCGATAGTTTTGATTTCGAGTTTTGCTTTCATTTGTGGATCGTGTTTGGTTCGGTTGTTGGTTGGAACGAATAAGAACCTAAGAGAACCTCCGTCCGAGTAAAGCCTAAATGTGAAACTATTTTCTACCCCCTAGGGGAAGCCGATTTGCGGGGGGTGTCTACCCCTAGCCGGCAAAAGGCCTAGGCCTCTAGGGGATACCCCCTTTAGAACCGAAGCCTAGGGGGTAGAATAACCCCAGAAAAGGAAAAGGCTAGGGGACCCAACCCCTAGCCCCGGCTTTCGCCGTGTTCCGACCGACCCACAAAAGAGAACTACCTAACCGCCTGGACTTCTCTAGGCTAATCTCTTCGGAATCCGAGGAGCCGGAAAAGCGAAGCGACTAGAACCGTAATCCCTACCCCTAGGGCGACCAGGCTAGACCAGGTAAAGACGCGAAGGTTTTGCTGGCATCGTTCGTCGCAAATGGAAGCCGCGTCGACGGCGGCGAGGAGATCGGCGTTAGCCTTTTCGAGTTCCTTATCGTCGGAGGCTATTGCGCCTTTCGAGTTAACGACGACCGCGGCCCAGTTCTTTTTTACGAACGCCGCGCCCATCTTCTCAACCGACGAGTGAACCTCGGCGTGAAACTTTAAGAGGTCGGAGTTAACCAGGAGGCCGACCGCGGATTGATAGGCTAGCAAAAGGCAAAGGGCGATAATCGCAATCTTACCGTTTCCGCTTTCTCCGCTTCGCGGGCCGGTCGGCTTGCTTTCGCTTTTGCTTGGGTTCGGTTTCGTTTTCATTGGTAGGAAGTTTTCCCTCGCGCCATTTGCGGACGATTAGTTCGACGGCTTCCGCGGCGGCTACGCCGGCGGTCGATTGGATAAGGGCTTTATAGAGTCCAGAAATGGGAGCGTCGTATAAGCCGAAGTAAGTGATCCCTCCGACGAGCGCGCCCGCAGTAATTCGTTTAACCCATACGACCCAGTTAGGGGAGTTCTTACTGAGGAGAAGTCGAGCAAGCGCGCCTCCGCCGCCGAGACTAAAAACAGTAGGCCAGACGCGGCGGAAGTCGTCGGTCGCTTTCGCGAGGGAGTCGGCATCATTAGGGGGAGGGGAGGGAGCCATTTTCGGGAGGGTTAGTCGAAGCCGCGTCGACGATTGGAATAGGCTTCGGGGGTAAGAGGTAACGGCGCGCGACGATCGCGAGGCCGATAAGGGCCACTAGGCCGAGGCTTCCGCCGGCTACCCAAGGGAACCATTCAGAGTTTAGAACTTTGTCGAGCAGTCCAGGAACCGCCGCGGAGACGATACCGCCTAGCATAAGGCAAACCCCGCCGACGCGACCGCCTGGGATAAGGCCTCCGAAGGCGAGGAGAAGGGTTCCGATCGCGAAGAGTCCAACCCCTAGCGCGGCGAATAGGTAATTACGGCGCGCGGCCTCCGCCGCGTCTCGGTCCGCGTGAGCCGCGGCGACCTTTTGTTCGGCCTCCTTTTTGATAGCCTCTAACTTCGCGGCGTTGTCGGCTTTCTCGGCTTCGAACTTAGACCAAAGTTCGTCGCGTTCGCGCGAGAGTTTATCGGCAAAGGTAATAAGGCTAGCGTCGGCTTTCGTTAGGTCCTCGCCGGCTAGCCGTTTCTTTACGCGGGCTAAGGCTTCCGCCGTGTCCTCCGCGGTAGGGCGGGAAAGAAAGGCCTCGGCGACCTTGAGTTCCGCGGAGGCCGCGACCTTCGCCGGCGACTCGTTAACCTGGTCGACAGCGACCTTAGCCGCGCCGACCGCGGCCCCGGCCTTCGACTCCGCCGCGTCGCTTGCGTCGGCGTATTGGTCCGCCGCCGTCTTAGAACCCGAACCGCCTAGGGTAGGGTCGGGCAAGATCGCTTGACCGCCGGCGCAACCGGCAAGCGCAAGCGCGCAAAAGAATAGGGCGGAAATCCGCCTCATTTTTTAAAGCGGTCGGAAACCTTATCGGCAACTTTCTCGGCTTCGGCCTTAACCTGGTCGGCAAGTTTAGCCGCCTTTGCTTGGTTATTCTTGAAAACGAAGATCCCAGTTAGGAACCCGAAGAGAAGGCCGAAGAGGACACCGGAGAGAAATGTAATCATAGGATGAACAGTTTTTTTGTTTATATTGTTAGGAGGAAAAGACGGTGCGGGTAGAGAAATAAAGCGCGGGCTGTTGAGAGTTGGTCCCGAAGGTTTCGATTTCCTCTCGAATAACAAAGCCGCCTCCGCTTTGCCCAGAGTAGCCGGTCGGAGCGGTTGTCGAACCGACCGTCGTTCCGTCAATCTTTAGAGAAAGAGTCGAAGTCGAAGGGTCGAGGATTAGTTCCCAGGCGAACGACCGTTTAGATCCGGCGAAAAGGGTAGGGTCGGCATAGGATCCGGAGGCCGTTTCGATTAGTCCTCCGCCTACTGTGTCCCCGACAATAAGGTTAATCGGCGCGGCAGTTCCTCCGGTTGCACCGACAACCCAAGAGAAACCGATTAGGTTTACTAAGCCAACTAAAAGCGAACCAGAGGTCGTCGAATCAATAGAATCAAGGCCGACTAAGATTCGATAAGTCGAGTTGTCGGCGGTTCCTTCCGCATAACTAGGCGCGTGACATTTGCCGGAGACGCGGAGCGGATTGTTAAAATTAAACGCTCCGATAACATCGGAATAAATGGGGTCGACATATGTATAACCGAACGCGTGACCGGTAGAGGCTCCCCCATTCGGACCGATTAGAAAGCGAACTCCCGGGTAAAGAGTTGCTCCGCTTGTTCCGGTTCCCGAATGGTGAATGGCCCAGAAATCGGGACATTCCAATCTAACGACATTCGGATCTGTTGCACCAGTCGAAGTCGAAATCCCTAAGTTAGCGCGGGCGACTGCGGTATCGGTAAGCGAAGAGAGGTTCGAACCGGTAGCGTCGGAGCCGAGGCCGAGGTTTGTTCGGGCCGTCGGCGCGTCGGCTAGATCGGAGAGGTTGTTCGCGACCTGGGCAAAGGCCGAAGCCGCTTCGACTGCCGCGGAACCTAGGCCTAGGTTAGTTCGCGCCGTAGCCGGCAAGGTAAGGTCGGAAAGGTTATTCGCTACTAGGGCGAAATCGACTTCGGAATGTAGCGCGGCGGAGCCGAGGCCGAGGTTCGTTCGGGCCGTTGACGCGTCGGCTAGGTCGGAGAGGTTCGAAGCCTGGTCGAGGAACAAAGCCGAACCGCCCGACTCCGTTAGAATCGGGTTTCCTGCATTAGGCGAGGCCGCGGCAAGTAAGGCTAGGCGGGTATTCGCGGGAATAGCCAACCCGCCCGAAGCGATATCGGCTAGGGTAGCGAAAGGGTTAGCCGCGGAAGGGTCGTCGGCGGCGTGTAGCGCGGCGAGTTCGTCCGAGGTAGGGGCCTCGGCTATCGTCGCATAGATCTCCGCGGCCTCCGCTGAACCTAGGCAGGTATCCCCCTCGACTGGAACGCAGGTCGCCCCCTCGATAAGGTCCTCGACCAGGCTAGCCGAGATTTGAAGGACCGTCCTAGCGGCTCCGCCGGCGGCGGCGACTTGGACCTCTAAGACAACCCCGACCGAATCCGCGCCGTCTAGGGTCGTCTCGGCCTCAACCGTCGCGAGGCTTAGGGTCCCGCGTAGGCCGACCGAAGAGGAAAGGCCGGAGCCGTCGACCGCCCAACCGTCGACCGGTGCGCCGGCTTCGGGAGCGACCGTCGAAGTAATATCGAAAACCGTCGCGGCAATCTGTCGAACCGATACCGCGCCGGCGGCGGCGAAGTCCTCCCAGGCTTGGAGCGCGTTAAGGAGGTCGCTAGCCGTTAGGTCGTAAGGGAGGAGCGGAGCCGAATAGACGGTCGAAGGACCGGCCTCGGTAAAGCCTAGGGTAAAGGTTCCGCCGACGGCCTCCGCGATCGTAAGCCGAACGGTCGAGTTAACGCCGTCCCAGGTTCGGACATTCGTTAGGGTAGCCGAGGCCGCAGGAACCGCGGTCCAGGAATTGAGCAAGGCAACCGGATTGACTCGGAGCCGAACGACCTGGACCGAAGGAGCCGAGCCGGTTCCGACGGTAGATTCGACGACGATAGCCGAGGCCTTCGGAACCAGCGCGTCGGTCGTCGCGGAGATAGCCGTCCGAACGCCGAAAGAGTTAAAGGCAATTCGGTAGGATTCGCCGACTTGAGCAACCGCAACCCCGCCCGCGGAAACGACCGAGGCTAGGGCATTGAGGGCCGTCGATACCTGGGCGGCGGAAGCATTAAACGAAAGGGGGGAGGTAGTATTCGCGCCAAAGGTTAGCGAAAAGGTCCCGCTAGTCGGGAGGGTTTCAAGCGATCCAAGCGCAAGAGTCGCCGACGACGACGCGCCGGCTAGGTCGTCCGTCGAGATTTCGACCGCGGGGAAGTCCGTGTTTCTAGTCAACTCGACCAGGTGAAGGTCAACCGTTAGCGTGTCGCCTAGGACGAACCGCGGACGATAGCCGGAAGAGTTCGCGTTAACCCCGCTCAAAAGTTGGTTGCCGGCGAAGTCGACGAAGAGTTTTAGGTCGGAGGACATTAGGGTTTCAATTAAGCGGTTTCGGTTTCCTCGACGACGATATAAGAACCGAGGTCGATAGGGGATTGTTTAGTCGCAAAGACGACGACGCAAGATTCGCAAGATAGGGTCGACTCCCTAGCGTCCTGCCAAGTGTCGGGAAAAATATCTTTAATAATAGTCGGAGGGTTAGTCGACGCGTCTAAGACCGCATAGCGCAGTCTTACTTTGTAGGTATAGGACATAGGTTAGAGGCCGAAATAGGTTCGGGGCTGAATCATACAGATTGTATTTCCGCTAGCCGTGGCCCCGGTAAGAATAGTAGCCCCGATGTTTACACTATTGTTAGTCGTCGAAACTCCGACCGGCCCATCGGTGACAGTAATAACAAGGCCGTTTTGAACATTAGAATAAGCGAAGAGTTTAATCGTGCCGGTTCCGTCCGAGTATAAAATCCAAGCGCTATTCGCAAAGATATTGTTCGCTTGATTGGTGTTAAAACTGACATAGCCGGAAGCCTTTTGCGTTGTTCCGTCGTGATAGATAATTCGGATTCGTGCTTCCTGGGCGGCGGTCGTGTTAATGTGAATCGCCATTCCTTTATCGGTGAATGTCCCCACAAACTGAGCCGGATAGGGAAGCCCGATTCCACACCAGTAGTCGACATTTGCGTTGATGCCGTTTCCTCCATCGTTAAACGCGGAAGAGATAGCAATTCTTCGGGACCAGTTTAGACGGTATCTAGCAAGGGCCGCGTTTCCGTAATACTGCGGAACATAGCCAGTCACCGAGGTTGATTTGCTTGTGTATATTGACGCGCGAGAATTGGCAACAGAGGCCGAAGTTACTAGGTTGTGAATATTCGGAGCGTAAACCGAAGTCGCCGCTATCCCGCTATTTGCTACATTGGTAGTCCAAGCCGTGTTCGGGTGATCATACCAGGTAAAGTCTGGAATGTCCGCGTAGAGTTCAAGCCAGGCCTCTCCTTTTCGAACATAGGCTTTAGAGTTTGAGGGGGCATCGTTTACGACCGACATAGTTCCGAGGCCTAGGTTTGCTCGCGCAGTCGGGGACGACGCAAGGCCGCTAAGGTTGCCGGCCTTCGTTAGGTAGTTCGTCGCCGTTTCGGTTGCCATCGTTCCCAGGCCTAGGTTCGTCCGCGCGGTCGGGGTCGACGCGAGGCCGGCGAGGTTGTCGGCTTTAGCCAGGTAATCCGCCGCCGTTTCGGTTGCCATCGTTCCCAGGCCTAGGTTCGTCCGCGCGGTCGGGGTCGACGCGAGGCCGGCAAGGTTGCCGGACTTCGCTAGGTAATCCGCCGCCGCCGCGGTTGCCATCGTTCCCAGGCCTAGGTTCGTCCTAGCCGTCGGAGCCGATGCAAGGGAGGCTAGGTTATCGGCTTTTGCTAGGTAGATAGCCGCGGCTTCCGCCGAACCTAGCGCGTCGTCGAGTGTAACCGGAGCGAGGGGGCCGTTATCTACCAGGTCGGAGAGAAGGCTTGCCGTCCCCTGGTAAGCCGTGAAATAGCGCGCGCCGCCGATAGCCTCGACTTCGATAGCGACCTCGACCGATTCCGCGCCGTCGAGGAGGGTTTCGGCTTCGACCGTGTTAAAGTCTAGGTCGCCGACTAAGCCGACGAACGAATCGAGGCCGGAGCCGTCGACCGTCCAACCCGCTTGCCCAACTGCGAAGGGTTCGACTGGGGTTGAAATGTCGAAGATTCCGACTCCGATTTGACGAACGGAAATCGTTTCGGTTAGGGCCGAACTATTGACGAAGCCGGCAAGGGTCGAGCCGGAGGAGTCGAAGGGGATAAGGCTAAAGGGATAGGTCGTTCCAGCGTCCGACTTAAAGGCTAGGTTAAACGAACCTCCGCGGGCTTCCGCGATCGTAAGGCGAACCGTCGAGTTGGTTCCGTCCCAGGCCGCGACTGTTTGGAGGCTAGCCGAAGCGGATGGAACGGCGGTCCAGGTCGTCGCGAGGGCGACCGGAACTTGACGGATTCGGAAGAGACGCGCTGGACCGCCGGCGGTAGGGGTCGAGGAAACGACGGTCGAGCGCGGGACTAGGGCGGCAGGGTCGAAGGAAAGTTCGGAAGCGGGGGGCGTGTCGAACTCGACTCGGTAGAACTCGCCGATCTTAGAGACGGAAACCCCGCCGGCGGAGACGATTGAAGGGAGGTCGTTAAGCGCGGCCTCGACCGTAGCGGCGGAAGCCGTCGCGGGAATAGGGTCGGAAAGGTCGCCGTCGAACTCGACCTTAAAGGTCCCAGTCGTCGGGGGAGTTTCAAGGGGGCCGACCGCTAGGCTAACCGAAGTCGCCGCGTCCATCCAGTCCGCGAAGGAAACGGCTTCCGCGGGGAAGGCCGTGTCGCCGGTCAAGCGGACCAGGTGCAACTCTACGCGGGCCGTATCGCCGGCAAAGAACCTAACGCGGTCGCCGGTTGCGTTAGCGTTAACGCCGGAGAGGAGTCGATTATTAGCGGGGTCGACAAAGAAACGATGCGTCGGGCGGGCCATTACCTAACCGCTAAAACTTCCCTAGGGCGGCGAGATCGCGGCGCATAGGGTCCAAGGCTAGGGTTCGGTTCGAACCGATATTCTTTCGGGCGGCATAATGGCCCATTATTTGCGAACCGAAGTTCGGGGTTCGACCGTCCCACCGTTCCCAGAAAGCCGACCGCGAAGAGCGGAGGTCGACGCGGGCTTCGGGGATTCGGCTAGCCGCTAGGGTAATAACCTTATCTTCGGGAGCGCGCGTCGTCGTTCGGGATAAGACAACGGTTAGGGGGTCGATAGCCTGGACCGCCCGCGCGCTAATACGGTAGCCGCAACCCCAGGCAAAGGGAAGGCCGTCGCGCTGGGCGACTCCGGCTAGGTCGTTATCGGCTTCGAAGAAATCGGGCCGGTAGAGGAGGCAATCAGAGTCGACCTTAACCAGGGGGCGACCGCCGGCGGAAAGGCGGGCGAACTCGCGGAGAATACCGACAACCGTTCCGGCTTTGTTTAGGTTCCGACCGCGGGGGAAGTCCGCGACGATTAGCCGAACCCCTGGGGGGGGAGTCAGTTCGCGGTCCTTAGGCTCGACGATAACGAACTTCTCCCAGGTATCGGGAACCGATCTAACCGAAAGGGCTAGGAGTTCCCAGTCGCCCGACCAAGATAGCCAGACGGCGGCGGGTAAGGGGAGGGCCATAGGTTAGCGGGAAGGGGTCAAGGCGACCTCTTGTTTATTCGATAGGCTCAGAGCCAGGGTCGGAGTCGTCCGAGTCGTCCGAGGGGTTGCCGTCGGAGTCGATATCGATTGAGTTCTTAGGCCAGAAAACATCGGAGCGGAGCAACTGTCGAACCGTTACCCCTGGAACATCCCCCGCCGGCAATGGGGGTTCGCCTTCGGAGGCCGGCGCGACGATCTTAACGACCGCAATAGGTAGGCGGTAAATAACCGAGGTCGCGACAACTAAGCCGCCGGACCTATACCAACTTTCCATTTCGCCGCGGCTCACGAACTGGGCGCGAGTTTCCCAGTCGATTGCCCAACAGTCGAACGGTTCTAGGAATCGTCCGCTTTCGTCGTCGCCGCGGTTATAGCGGAGAACAAAGAAATAGGTTCCTGGGGTATTCGGGATATAGAACCGCGCTAGGTTTCGGTTATCTAAGAACCCCTTAGAGGAATAGGTGTTCGTCGGGCCTCCGAGATATGGGACCATTTTAAGCGCGTCGACGACGGCCTCGCGCGCGAACTGCGGTCTAATGAAATAGTCGCCCATCGTTTCCGCGTTTGAGGTCCAAGAACTCTCGCCGGCGGGAACAGCGTCGGCTTGTGAGGACATTCCTAGCGGGCCGAAGATCATTCCCTCCTCAACAAAGAACTCCCATTTACCAACAAAAGTCGAAGCCTCGGCGGGGTTGTCTCGTTTCTTTGCTCCGCTAGGGACTAGGCCTAGGCAAATAACTTGGAAAGGGTGCGAGGCTTCGGGGTTCCGTTCGAGCGATTCAATAACCGTTCCCCCTTGGAACTCGCGAACCTTCATTCCCGAACTCGGAACCGTCCGCGCGCGGTCGACCTGGTTAACTAACTTGTTAAAAGCCTTAGCCGATAACTTCCCGCCGGCGACAAGCCGAGGAACGCCGGACCGATTAGAGGACGACTTAAAAGGCGACGGCTTCATTTAGACAATATTTACGGACCGAAGATTTAAGGCTGAGTTTTCGTGGAAATAAATGTTTCGGTTCCAACCGCGATCCCCCGACAACTGGACTTCGAAGGAAACCTTATAGACTTTGCCGGCGGCGTATTCCTCGAAAGCGACCGAGGTTAAGAGGTAATTCTTATAGCCGGTCCCCTTGTCATTGTCCCCAGAGTAAGCCGCGACCTCTAGGCGTGGGACTAGTTGGATTCCGCCGAACTTGCCGTCGCTCGAAATGTGGGCGAGGTGCTGTCCCAGTTCTAGGTCGTTACCTGGGCCAGTTACTTTAACCGTAAAGAAATGACCGCGAAAAGTAACCGTCGGCTCGTAATAGGATTTAATCCCAATCATCCAGAGGTCGGGCTTATCGACATCCCCCTTCTGAGGGAAAGTTTTGAACATCCCTTTTTCGAAGCGCGCAAAGTTCTTCGGAGCGAACTCCGTTCCCGCTAGTTTCTTTTCAAAGTCGGGGTGCGTTTCGATAGGCTCCGAAGCGACATTCGCGGAAGTCTCGGTTTTAATGTCGGTCCGTTCTTGGCCTTCGGTAATCCCTACCCATTCGGTCGAAATCTTCGCGTAGCCGGACGAGCCGAAGGTCGACTCGGCTTTGTGTAGGTAAAGCCTGGGCAACTTTGCGAAAGACATTCCGACGGTGAAGGCGGCTTCAACCGCGGCGTGATCTAAGCCGAAGATAATTTGCGCCGTTAGAAGGCCGGCTCCGTCGTTCGAAACGGTCCAGTCCTTTTGAGCAATCGGCTTTCGCAAGCGGTCGCCGTGGGACTTACGGTATTTAACCGCGCCGACCGCTCGGTTAGTAAGTTCGGAAAGCGGGGACTCGCCGACTTGCGCCGCGCCGAAGGACATTTTTTTGTCAGCCATAAAGAAAGGTTATTCGGTAATAGAGGTAGGGTCGGTCGTTTCCCTTCCGGCGATAGTCTCGACCGCGTTAGCCGTTCGTTCGGTAGCCGATGCCGTAGCCTGGGCCGCGGAAAGGGCGGGGTCGGTTCCGGTATAGAACCCGCCGCCGCCGCCGACCGTTCCCATTGAAGAGGACACCGGCACAAAGGCCGAGACGCGACCGGCAAGGTCCTTCTCGCGGGATTTCTTTTCCGCTTCGGCGGCGATTTCCTGGGCGGTTTTCTTATTAGTTCCGCCGGCCTTCGCCGCGGCCTCCTTGGTTCGCTTGTTTAGTTCGTTAATAGCCTCTTCGCGGCGTTTCTTTTGGCGGGCTTGCGCCTCTTCGTCGCCGTATCCAGCCAGGAGCGGGTCGAACTGTTTGTTAATCCCCTCGAGTTGGCTATTATATTCGTCCTTATTAATCATACCCGCGTTAAACTGGTCGGTCGCAAAGTTGCGGGATTCCGACCTTTGCTTTTTGATATACATTTGCGCGGGGATATCGACGAGCGCGCCGAACTTTCCGAGGATCCAACCGTAAGCGACCGCCAGATTATTGTTCGTCGCCTTAATCTGATCGTCGGCGTTCTTTAGGCGCATTACATCCTGCTCCGAAAGGGTCGCGGCCTGGGACATTAGTTCCCGCAAGTTAGCCGAACCTTCGCCCAGGAGCGGGAGGAGTTGACCGCCTAGGCGATTGCCTAGGATTTCGGTTAGCATATTTAACCGCTGGTTTTCGTCGCCGCATTTAGACAAGCCGTCCGCAATTTTGAAGAGGATTGTTTCGGGGTTGCCGCGGCGAATGTCCTCTAGAGAAATACCCAGGGCGGAAAAGGCATCGGTCGCTTTCTTTTCCCCTGCCGCCGCGTCGCCCATTGATAACTTTATTTTCTGGAGGGCCTTAGCCGCCGTCTCTATATCCATACCGGTCTGTTCGGCGGCGAAGCCGAAGCGTTGAAGCATCGTCGTATCGACCCCAAGCCGTTCGGAAAGGTCGCCAATAGTCGCAAACTTTTCTAGGGCGTTGGCAAAGCCTTGAATCATTTTGCCGGCAATAGCCGCCGCGCCCAGGCCTCCGGCAATACCGCCGGCAAGGGACGACGAAAACTCCTTACCGAATCCCTTTAATTGGTTTAGGCCGGTCCTTACTGAGGAACCGTCGAAGGTAGCCTTAACTTTAATTTCAGCCATTGGAGCGAGGTTTGCGTCGGGGGGCGCGTGCGGCCTCCTCCTTTAACCGCTTAAACTCGTCGACGATTGACTTAGATTTTTCGAGCATTTCCTCCTCCTCGGTCGTCATAATCTGGACCTCCGCTCCGCGGCGGATTTGGTCGGCGGTGTAGTAGAAGATTGCGCGGCCTTCGGGCATAGACCAGGCTTCGGCTTCGCTAAAGCCTATTGACATTAAACCGATAACGACTCCGAGGGTCCAATGGATCCCAGAGTCCGCCCCGCCGCCGGCGCGGGATTTCCAGATTGCCGGCCCGGTTGTGTAGTCCTCCAGGTAGGCCGCGAACTCGATAGCCCCGCGCCGAATCAGAAAGGGGTTTTGAGCAAGGCGGAGGTTCAGCAATTTATCCCGCCAGTTCGCCCGCTTTAGGTCGAAGTTAAGGCCGTCCGATTCGACGACGCGCAAGGCTAGGACAATATCTTCCCGACGGATCTCCTCGCCCGACTTGAGAATCGGGGAACCTATCGTTTCCAGAATGAGCCGGTGACGGAGGCTAAAAGGAAAAACCTTCCGCCCCAGGATTCGCCGAGACGGAAGGCAAAGAAACGCAGTCAAATAACGGTCGTCGTTCATTCGACGACCTTAGCCTAAGTTTAGTCGTCTACAACTGGGAAAGTTCCATAAGAAATACCGCGCATAGAAAACTTTGCGAAACCCTTTTGATCGTAGGCCTTTGAGACGCTTTCGATAATATATTGCGTAGCGCGATAAAGGAAAGTTTCGCCGGCGACTGGCAATTCCCCCGCGCCGTCTACGAGGGTGCAGTTTAGGGTAATCGTGTTACGCGGGTCGCTTTGCCGGTGAGTAATCGTCTCGCCGTTTTCGTCCTGCATTACATCATTGTTACCGAACTCGGAACCTTCGTCCGACGAGTTAACGATAAGCAAAGCGCTAGGGCTATCGGCTCCGTCGGCTCCGTAAATGAGGGTCGTTCCGTGGCTAATTGGTGCGTAGGGCATAGCGGGAGATTTTCTAACCGCTTACATTCAACCGGCTAGGCCGACGCAAACCAGAACCCGAAGGCTTATCGTATTGCCTAACTTTCGTCCCTCGCGGCTTTCCGCGTCGTCCCCTAGGGTTAGGTCGTAAAGGTAGGAGCCGGCGGGCCAGGAGGCCTTTACGGAGGCCGTATCGCGTAGCGCGTCGGTTAGGGCGGCGAGTCGGTCTTGGTGCGCGTCGAGGGCGGCTTGGTCCCCCTGCGGATCGTCGGCGGAACTAAGGAGGATAACTTGCAACTCGACCGAATAGTTCCCCATCCCTTCGGGTAGGCCGTCGGGGACCGATGCGCCGGCGGCGTAGACGATCGCAACCGGCAAGGGTCGGTCGTCGGTCGATTGACCAGGGACGACGGAAAGGTCGGTTAGGACTTCGGCTTCGGTGGCGAAGGCCTCTAGGTAAGCGACGAAGGCCGCTTCGACAATAGGGCGAGGGGAGGACATAGGGGAAAGTTATTTTCGGGAGGCTTTAGCCGCAAGGTCTTTTAAGGCTTCGTCGTATTCCCTCCGCATCATTCGCGCGCGGAACTGGACCGCGGAGGAGATCGCGGAGACGCGGGTTGAAACTCCGTTCTTGTCGGCTATCCGGTTCGCAATCGCAACCGAAGCGACCATTCGTTCGGCGGAAGAATAGTCCTCCGAGTAACCGGTCGACTCGTCCGCCGCGGCCTTAATCCAGGCGGGAATCTTCCGGTGATTCTTTGCGTCGGGTAGGGCCTTAATAGCGACGAACCAGCCGGCCTTTAATTTACCGACGCGGGCCTGGACTTGTTCGCGATAGGAGGCGATTCCGTCCCTTCGAACGAAATAGTTATTAGATTTGTAGCCTTTCGGAACTCGGCCTTTTCCTCCCTTTGCTTGTTGATGGAATACGCGGTTAAAGTTGTTGTGAATACTAACCGAACCTTCCGCCTTAGCGGACTTTGAAAGAACGCGTTTGAATTGGTCGAAGTCCTCTTGGCCTCTCGACAAAAGCATTTTTTCTAGGACCCCACTTCTTCCAGTAATTGCGGCGAAGATAGCGGAAAGTTTCTCGTTTGATTTTTGGCCTTTCTGGACGGCTTCGGCCCAGCGCGTAAACGCCGAATAGTTATTCGACGCGGCGATCGCGCTTGCCGAAATACTAGAGGCTGGGGTGTATACTTGCCTAATGTCCAGGGCGACGGCGCGACGGCCTTCTTCTCTAGCGGCGGGGGTTAGGCCTTTGCCGATACCTGGGGGAGTCCGTTCCATAATGTCGACGGCGAGGAGGACGACTTGCCGGCGGAGTGTCTTTCCCGCAATTTCGGGGTGCAAGTCGGCTAGCCTTTCGAGTTCTTTATCGAAGGCTTTAAAGTCCGCTTGAAGGTTAACCGGCATCGTTAAGCGTCCTCGGATTGAGTCCGGCAAACAATCCAAAGCGACGACGAACTCCGAGGGTCGACCGTAAGAACGCGCCAGGTTTCGCCGGCGTAAGTGATAAGGTCGCCAGTCTTAGCGTGTTCGGTAGCAAAGAAAGCAAGGGACGAAAGGAACTTGAACTCGAAACCAGTAGATTCGACAAACCCGCCCGCGGCTAGGTTCTCGGCGGAGTTAGGGTTCGAAACCATAGCGACCAGGCTAGCGGTCGCCCCGCTTTGCCTGGTATAGGTAACGGTTCGACCGCCTTCCGCCGCGATCTCGGCGCAGTCGTTCTTAAAGTCGTCGAATATTGAGGGCATATTTTAGAGAGAAGAGAGAGGTAACAAAGGCGAAGCCGGAGGCCTCGGTCGGGAATCGCGTTAATCCGTTTAAGGCTAAAGCGAAGGTCTTTCATAAAAAGAAAAAGGGAGGCCAAGCGGCCTCCCTTCGTTCCCGGTGTTGCCGCGACGATTAGGCCGCGGTGTCGACGATAGGAATAATCGCGTTCTTATTCGCGAGGGCCACGCCATAAACCCATTCGGCGCGGAGGTAGTGCTTACCGCTGATAGGATCCCAGAAGGTCGTCACGGCGAAGTTAAAGCCGGAGTCTGGTTCGACAGCGACGGCGATATTAGCCGAGGTGTTAAGGGCGACTTCGGGACGGCGGGCGGCGATACCGAACGCGCCGCGGGTAGCGGCGAAGCCGTGGAGCGTTTGCGCGGTCTTGTAGAGGGAAGTTCCCAGAACATTCGTTTCGTAAGTCGCGAAGCCGGCGAGACGACCGACCGAGTTGTTTCGGATCACGGAGTTTTCGCCGATGCTGTATGACTGGGCGACGGTGTTGTCGCCGACGAGGGCGGCGTTAGCGTCGGCAGAGAGCCAGAGCGTGCGACCTTCGGGACGGAACTTAGCCTTAGTCGCCTTCTTAGCGAGGGAGACGACATTCGCGCGGGTCATATTAGCGATACCGGAAACGGTTTCCTTCGTTGCGCCGCCGCCGAGGTTGGTTTCGGTGACGAGGCCGAAGAGGTCCGTAAACATCTTCTCGACGACGGCGGTTGCCATAGCCGGAGCGAACTCGCGTTGAACTTTCTGGACCGTGTATTCGATAGCCTCACCAGGGGTGAGTTCAATCTGAACATAGGTCGACTCGCCGAGGGTCACGGTAACGGCGGTAGAGGCCGCGTTAGCCGAGGTATAGCCCGAAGAGTAGGTCGAAGCGGACAGGCCGGAGACGAAGGACGACTTAACGACCTTACCGCCGCCGACGATCTCGTTAGAGAAGTCGACCGCGATACCGGACTGGGTGAGGCTCGGAAGGACATTCCGGAGCGCGGGGATCATCTCCTGCGCGAGGATATCGGCGGAGAAGTTATTGAAGGTATTAGCCATAGATTTTAGTTAGTGGAGAGTTAGGGGAGAAAAGTTTTAGCGCTTCATTCCGAGAATGACATCGCGGTTTTTTTGGTAGAAGTCGGCCTTAGCGATAAGGTCCTTCATCGAAAGAAACTCGGAACGGATTTCCTCGGCGGACTTACCAGGGGTAGCGTCGGCCTTCGGTGCGGACTCGATTTCGTTAACGCCGACCGAGGAAGCGATTTCCGCGGCGCGGGCTTCGGCGGTCTTAGCGGAGGCCTTCAACTTAGCGGCTTCGTCGGCGATTGCCTTAGTCGAAGAGTTGAGGGCGTTAACCGTTTCGAGGGCCTTAGCGAGTTCGGCCTTAACCTGGTCGCGTTCAGCCGTAAGGCTAGCGACGACGGCGAGGGCCTTATCGTGTTCGGCAGTAAGGCCGGCAAGTGAAGCGGAAGCCTTAGCGAGTTCGTTTTCGAGGGTCATAGAGTTTCCTTTTAAACCGCCTAGACTTTACTCGGCGGCGGGTTCGGAGGCCGGTTCGGGAGCCGCGGCGGGGGTTTCCTCGGCGGGGGTTTCCTCCGCCTTTAACTTCCCTTCGGGGATAATCCAGAACTTACAAACCGCGGTCGCCGCGATCTCGCCTTCGACGATTTCGCAACCGCCTTCGCCGTTATAAAATGGGCAATTCTCGCAAGCAATACCGCGGGCCGAAAAGGGGTTTTCCGCCATATAGTGCGAACCGTTAGGGCCGTCGGTTTGGTCGAACTTCCCGAACTTTTCGACGACCGTTTCGAGCGCGGAATAAATAGCGGTTTGACGGTCGCTAAGGGGAACGCCGGCGGACTCGACTTCGGGGTCGGCTTCGGGGTCGACTTCAACGGTAGGCTCCGCGGTTTCGGTTTCGCCTTCGGGCATTTCGACGGCGGCAAGCGCGCCGGCGGGCTTAACTGCGGAGCGGCTAGCCTGGGCATCGGAAGCACCTAGGCGGGCGAGGAGTTCTTCGCGGTTACGGACTAGGCCGGTAACGAACCCGCGGGCGGCGGCGCGCTTACCGGTGAAGGTTTGTCCTTCCAGGTCGTCGGGGTTAATCCGCGAACGGACGGCTAAAACATCGGCTTTGAACTCGTTATGAAGTTCGATAACCTCGGCTTGAATCGCGGCGCGCGCGTCGTCGCTAAGGGGAAGGCCGGGGATTTGTCCCTTATATTTGCCGGACTTAATCACTTCGACCGAGATTCCCTTAGCCTTTAGTTCGCCGCTTCGGTCAAGGACCGGAACGAAAACACCAACCGAACCGATCGCGGAGGCCGAAGGGGTCGCGATAAACTCCGAAGCCTGGGAGCCGATCCAGAAAGCGGCGGAGGCCGCGAACTCGGAGAAGGAAACGACCTTCTTAGTTTGCGAGATTTCGCGAACGCGGGCGGCAAGTTCGGGAACGCCGGCGACGGTTCCGCCTGGGGAGTTAATATCTAACAGAATCGTTTTAACCGAAGGGTCGGCGGCGAAGGCTTCGAGATCGGCTTCGACCTGGTTAACATCGACCGCGCCTAGGATCGTGTCGACCTTCGAAAGGTTCTTACCGATTGGGCCTTTAATGGGGATAATCCCGACCGAACCGCGGCGTTCCGCTTTGGGCTGGGAGGCTTGGATTAGGTCGAGGAGGCCGGAAGCCTTAGCCGCGGACAAACCCCCCGCCTGGTCGATTTGTGCAAGTTTCTCGGTCGCGTCGTCGGCCCAGGTCTTAGCCTTATCGAATCGAATAAGGTTAAAGGGCGAGGACTTAATTTCGGAAAGGTAGGACATAGGAATTAAATAGGTTCGTCGGTTGGCGATTGCGGTTCGATAGATTCGGGGGAGTCGTCGGCTTGGTCGGTCCCCTGCTCCGTTTCGGTTGGAGTCGTCGGAGCGGTCGGCGCGACGGCCTCGCCTTGAATAATATTCGCCGCGACTTCCGCGCCGGCGGAGACAATCGTTTGAAGCGGGTTATAAATCTCGGACTTGGGGACACCCCATTTAGCCGCGGCCTTGGCAATCTTCGCGGCAATCTCGCCGCGCTTGTCTAGGTGACGGTCGAGGTTCCCGCCAGTCTCGCCCAGGTAATCGGAAAGGAGCCGAGTCCCGAAGGCTAGTTCCTTTAAGTTCGCGTTAGTGTCGCGGGCGAAGTCGACCGTTAGACTCTTCGGCGTAATCCAAGCAACGCGGTTCCAGTTCTTAACTTCGCGGAGTTCGCCCGACTTGATACCGTAGCCGATAACGAAACCCCAAGTCGGAGTCATAAACCGATGAGCGAGACAATGACCGCGGGTAGCGAAACGGCGGGCGGCGCGCTGGACGACTAGACGCGTAGCGGCTCCGCCGGCGCGGGCGGGATCGAAGAGGAACTCCGCGGGGATACCGGAGCCAGAGAGGGAGGAGCGGGTTAACCAGTCAAGGGAGGCTAGCAAATTAGGCGAAGGGCGGTTCGACTCGATTTGCTTAATCTCTTCGCCTGGGGAACCGAACATCGTGATTCCCCCAGTTTCGTCTAAAGCGGTTTTGTCGGCGGGGTTGTTCGGGTTGGCTACCGATCCGCCAGTCGCGAGAATGTCGTCGTCGTCGGCTTGGCCCGAGTTGCGAATAACCATTCGGATTACCTCGCCCGAAAGTTTCGCGTTCTTAATCTCTTGCGAAAGCAGTTCGTTAATATCTTGAAGGCCGGCAAGGGCCGTCGAGTGAGGGGGAATCCCGCGGGAACCCGAAACGGAATCGGGTTCGAAAATGTGCATAACCGAATTAGCGGGAATATCCCGAACGCCGTAGGCCGTTAAAATACGGAAGGTAAGGGGGCGACCGTAGCGGTCGGTTTTAATGCCGTCGGGGAAGTCGTTAGAATCGCGTTCCGCGCCGGCTCCGATGCGGTGTCCTTCCAGCATTTGCAAGCGGGGGCGACCTTTCCAGTCCAGGACCTTGACGACGAAAAGTTCTCCGTCGCGGTCGATTGACCGGCAAACTAGGTTCTGAAGTTCGACGAGGTTAAAGCGATTCGTCACTTCGGGCCGGTTCGCCCATTGGTTAAAATAGGCTTCGGCCTCTTCGTTCCAAGCCGGATCGTCGGACTGCGCTTCGGGTTGAATCCCGCTATCGCCGACGCAATAGGTCGAGAACGCGTCGACAATCGCGCGCATCGTGCCGGCGTTCTTTTCGAGCGCGCGGGTTTGGCGGACTAGTTCGGTCCGTTCCCAGGTCGAGATTTCCTTGCGGGCCTCGGTCGGGGTCGAGTGTTGCATTACCCCGCGAACCGACGAGTTGCCGGCTTGCCAATAGTTGCCGCCGTTTACCGCGCCGTTAGCGCGAGGCAACGGTCGCCCGAAGGCATAGGCTAGACGATCAAAGAATGAGGGTTTTTGGCGGGCCATAAATTAGCGACCTGGGCGACGGTTGCGGAGGGAACCTTGGACGACTCGACTAGCGTAGCCGTAGGTTTCTGGGTCGAGTTTACGGAGGGCGAAAACCGCCTCCTCGTAAGCCTCGCGCGGCGTAATACCTGGGAAGGTCTTAGAGACGGAAGTTCCGGCCTCGGACCAAGAAACAATAATCTGGCCCTTCCGAAGGGAAGCGAGCGAGTCGGATTTAATCAAAAGCAAAGTCGCTTCGTCCTCCATCGTGAAAAGTCCTTTAGCCATAAACTACCGCCTTTATTCAACCGATTCCCCTTCGTCGTCGGCCTCGGCTTTAGCGGGGGTTTCGACGGCTCCGCCGGCGGCGGGTTTCTTAGTTTGGCGGTCGACCAGGCGGAGAAGGTAGGCGGGGAGAAGTTGGAGGGTTTCGCAGTCGAAGAGGTGGTTAGCGCGGTTGCCTATTTGTTCCCAGATCGGCTTTCCGTCCCGGCGGCGGCGGCGGACCTCGGAGGCCATTTGGTCGGAGTAGTCGTCGCCCGCGTCGATTGGGAAGGTATGCGTTCCGGTAAGCCTTAGACGGAATAACGCGTCCTTAAAGTTTAGGGTCGAGAAATAATAAAGCCGGCAGTTCGAACCGGTAGCGACTGGGCGGGGGCGGGAGTAGAAACGGAAAAGAGTTTTAAAGCCTTTCGGGGTTTTAAGTTTCCAAGGGAACTCCGTTTTCTTCGAACCGCGCGTCGCGATCCAGCCGCCGAACTTTCCGCAAGCGCGGAAAACCTCTTCGGAGCGGTCGCCCGCGTCGACGAAAACGAATAGGTTGGAAACCTCCCATTTCTCGCGGAAGGCCGCGACCTCTTCCCAGGACGAAACGAATAGCCAAGCGACTAGGCGGGAGGAGCCGGTCGTCGACCAGGAACGAACCAGGCAATAAAAGCCGTTCCGTTGGCAGTCGACGGTAAGGAACCGAAGTCGGATCTGGTTAGGGTCGGCAGGGTCGAAGCGGTCGACTAGGATTCGGCTTTTAGTGTCGACCCCTCCCTCCTCTTCCCAGGCTTGGCCCAGTCGGTAGTCGGAGGCCTTGAAGTCGGATTGATAATTCGCGACCTCCTCTTGATACATTCGCGCGAGTTCCTTTTGTAGAAATATTTTGCGAGGTATTGGGTCCGCCTTAGTTTCCCATTCAAGCGACGCGCGCGCCCATTTCTCGGCGAGGTAGCCCCAAGGTCGACCGACTAGGGCGTTCCAGGTAAAGCCTACATTCTCCGCGGAAGCGTTGCCGTTCTTAGGGACATAAACCCCGCCGGCGTTTAACTGATACCTTACCGCGTCGGTATCTTCTAGCAACCCCCCGCAGGATTGGCACGAATAACGAGTCCCTAGGCGGATCGCCTTAAAGTCGAAGCCGTCGTCGGTCCGGCAGTTGTCGGGAAGGGTTATCCCTTTCCAGTCGTAAGGCTGGACAAAGCGACAGCGGGGGCAACAGAACGACCAGGCGCGGCAATCCGTCGATTGCCAAAGGGTGTCGAAGTCGTCGCCGGCCTCGGACCCTTGCGACGCGACGACCGTTTTAGCCAAGTGTTTAAACGCGCTTGTTCGGGCCATAGCCTCGGCAAGGTTGCCTTTCTTAACCTTCCAGGCTTCGTCGATAAATAGCCACCGGACGGACTTAGACTGCAAAGGGTTTTCGGACTTCGCGCCGTCGACCCATACTTGAGCGCCGTTAACGACTAGGCTATTCCAAGTCCTACCGCGGGCCGGCGGCATAAGCGGAGCAAGGTCCGAGTTTTCGGGCCACAAGCGGAGGAGCCGAGATTCTGACCAGGTGCGGGCCGCGTCGCCGGTGTGCGTTAGGTAGAAAGTCGGGCCTGGGTATTTAGCGAGGGCGACCGTTCCGGCTAATTCCATAATTAGCGACTTAGCCAACTGGACCGCGGCGAGGATTACGACGATCCGCTTTTCGGGGTCGAAGATTGTTTCGAGCGGTTCACGAATCCAAGGAGTCTCGTTAACTCGGAAGCGACCGGTATTCGGGGAATAGGGGACGGCGTTTTGCGTTCGTTCCAGGTAGTCGACGACGGAGGTTAGGTCGTCGGGCTTGAGGCTTTGCCTTAGCAATCGTTCAAAAGAAATGCCAGCGTCGGGCGGTTCGCGAAATAAGAGATTCATTTTTAACCTTTTGTAATTCCGTCGTCGTCGAGCGCGGGGTCGTCGGCTTCGCCGTCGTCGTCGGGAGTTCCAATCGGCGCGGAGTTCTCTTCGGTTTCGGGGTCGTCGGGAAGGGTTATCCCGCCGAAGTCCTCGCCGGTGAGGGACTGGACCGAGGCCGAGGCCGTGTCGCTTAGTTTCTTTTGAAGGCGGATTCTAGCCTCGCGAAAAGCCTTCATAGCCAGCCCAGGGTTCGAAGGGTTAGCCAAGGGCGCGACCTCGACCTCTAACCTTTCGAGTTCGGCGACGAGCAAACCGAAAACCTTTCGGAATCTATCTAGGGCGGTCGCCCGCAGGATAAGGGTTCGCGACGCGATCAGTTCGGCGCGCGCTTCGCGGCGGAGTTTCGCGTAAGTGTTAACCGCTTTGTCCAGGGTATCGGAAGCGGCCTTAACCTTTTGCGGGCCGAGGTTCTCGCGCATAGCGCGGGCGAGGCCGTTTCGGGCAACGGTAACGATTCGGAGTTGATATTCGACTAGGGTTTCGAGGGAGCCTGGGTCGTTCTTAGCCTGGGAAGGTTCGGGTTCCGGTGCGGACTCCGCCGCCGCCGGCGACGAACCGCTAGCGGTCGCCCGCTTGTCGGCCCATATTGCCGCGCGACTGGAACGACCGTCCCGCCAAGCCTCCGCCGCTTCGACGGATTCCAAGGGCATCCCCTCCTTTATCAGTTGGGAAACGCGGGCGGGGGTAATTCCCCACCGGTCCGAGAGTTCGTTATTAGTGACCGGCATTAGAGGGAGTCAGAGTCCAATTCGTAACCGCATTTCGGGCAGGATCGCGGGCCAGTCGAATCCCCTTTGCCTTCGTCGTCCGCCGGCAAGGGTTCGTCCTCCGCGGCTAACGAGGCGATTTCGTCGTCGGTAAACCCCGCGGCCTCCGACAATTCGGGCGAGGCTTCGCGGACGGCCTCCAACTCGGAAAGCAATAGATCTTCGTTCCATTCCGCCAACTCCGCTAGGCGGTTGTCGGCGAGAATGTAGGCGCGCGCTTCGTCGTCGCTAAGGTGCGGAACCATAATCGCGGGAACCGTCCGCAAGCCGACTTGCAAGGCGGCATAGGTTCGACCGTGGCCCGCGAGGAGCCGACCGTCGGGGCGAATAATGACCGGACTAACGAAACCGAATTGACGGATTGATGTGGCTAACCGCGAGATTTGGTCGGGCGAGTGAACGCGCGCGTTCCTGGGATCGGGGGAAATGTCCGTTAAGGGGTAGTTCGCGACGAACTTGATTTGATGGGGTAGGGGTTTACCCCCTAGGTCGTCCCCTGGGGGAGGGGGCAAGGCGGGACCGGTAGGGCGAGGCATAAGAGAAAAGAGGGGGTTTTTAAGGGTTTTCCAGTTTCGCGACCCTACACCCCCGAAA